GAATTGGGTTTGAGAGATGTTGAACGATTTGGGCTGAGAAATTTTTAAAACCATTCATTTCTTCTCTAGTTTTATTAAGCTCCCTAAACATGAAAATAAGACCCGCTACACAAACAATAACAGCAACCATCATGAGAGTTTCTCGATCCATTGGAATCATTTGAATTAAAAACGGCGCTTGTTTTTAAGTAATTACACCCATACGAACTCTGCCTGATGGAGGACAATCATATGGACTTTGAGCAAATTGAACGGCTTCGTAATGCGTAGGCTGACAGGACTTTTCAGTTGGGGGAGTTGGTTGTCCAACAAACTTTTCAAGTGTCCTGGATTTTGGATCGTACGTCAATACAAAAACGATAGCAAGGAGGAAAATGGTATCCCACATTGTATTTTAATAATTACAAAGAGATTTAGTTAGAATAGAGGAGGCCACCCATACCGTTCTCAATGCGGAGAACATTGTAGTTGACCGCGTAGATGTCTTTGTCGGAGTTCGCGGTATCATTGATAATACGGGCCGAGTCAAGACGAGAGAAGTTGAGGGAACCGGTTGGTTGAAGCTTAGAAGCATCAAGGCAGAATGGGTAGAAGAACAACTTGGTTCCTGGAGTCGCATTACCATTAGTGGTGTGGTAGTAAAGTGGCACTGAGGTAAAGTTTGGATCCGCAAACTTGTAGTCAGAAACATCGGTACCATTGATTTGAAGCTTGAGCTTGTTACCAGCGGTGCTTACCATAGTGACGTTAGTGGCATCACCCGCGGCCAAATACTTGACTGGGTGGTTGAAGTTAAGTTCTTGAATCTTAGACTGGGAAGCGATAGCTTTTTGCACTTGTGTAATAATCATATTTTGTGGGTTGGAGGCGAAGAATTCACGTTCTTGGGTATCCAAGTAAGCGTAGTTAGCATAGACTTCCCATTTGCTCGCAGACGCTTCTGAACCCCAGGTAATGCGAAGTTCAACATCGTGGTACTGAAGGCTCACGAGTGGAAGGGCTGATTGCCAGTTTTCACAGAAAAAGAAGCGAAGTGGATAAAATTTGGCACTGGAGGTACCATCATAAATATTAGCACCAACCGACTTGGAAGCGTTGGCGGCCGACAGAGTTGGGGCAATAAGAGTGGAATATGTTGAGTCCTGTTCATCGATAACTTGCCCACCCACGAGAAGTTCAACCTTTGTAATTACATCGGTCCAGTCATTAGTGAAAGTATTTGCTGATGAACCATCACCATCGATTGGCATCAAATAAACATAGTTGAGGAGGTCCCCTTTGCGTTCAAAGCGAACAGTGGACATGCCATTGTTGCTGACATTCCCCTGGATCACTTGACGTTCCACAGTTTGGGAGAAGTTTGTGTGACGCTTGTAGGTAGAGCGGAAAAAGCTGATTTCGGGCTGACCGACGAGATGCGCATCCTGAGCACCGACGGCGACGAGCTGAGCAATACCACCAGACATTTTATATTATATCAAGAGTTTATTTTTTCAAAATCGATATTCTTTTTTAAAGTCTTCTGTGGGTGATTCTGGCCATGTAACATTTTTGGGGAAAAGTGTTTCGATACAAGAAGCGTCTGCAATGGGATTTGCTGTGTCGGGTAATTCTCTCAGTGCTTGTCTATGATCTAACCACTTTTGTTTTAATTCTTCCGTTTTATGTGTGTAATCACCAACAAACATATAATCTGTTATACCAAGTAAATTATCTCTTTTAAGTCTTAACATTGTCATCGCAATAGACGGATCTTCTGCACACTTTTGATTAAATAAATTATTAAATTCCTCTTCAGTTGGTTTTATGAGAGATGGGTCTTCATATCCCGATTCTTGTGCAGGAGTCCATGTATCGTATGAACACCCGTGATACTTACAATGTTCAAAACTTAACCCAGTTAGTTCCGAAAATACAGTAGTTATAAGATCGTGTATTTTTGAATAGCCAGATGACATTTACAGTAACATAATAAAAAAATGTTATTTATTTGTCAACCACGTTGTAATTGTGTATCGTACTGTACCATTTTTTAAAGAATTTGTACCGTGGGGGTGAGTCCAATTAGATGGAAATCCAATGAGTTGCCCCTTTTTTAATTTAAATTTGCGCTTCTGCTGGGGGAATACAAATTCTCCACCATCATAATCTTCATTTAATGCTATGACGATACTCATTACCCTGTATTCTTTTGATGGGTTATGGGTATTTGCTTGAACTCCATCTACATGAAGACGAGTTGGCCCTGTGATTTTCCTAAGAATAAATCCGGTATCATTTGTGCATGAAATGTCGTATAAGGATAACAATTTAGCAAAACTATTTATGGCTTTGAATATTGTACTATCTAGTTCATCACGTATCTGAATATCTTGTATGTCATTAACTAACATTGATTCACATATTACGTTGTTATGTAAGTCTTGCCAGTCACTTTTATCTTTTTTTCCCAATTTAATCTGTTCTACTATCTTATCACAAAGTTCGTCTGTGATAACATTATCGATTACAAATATATTATCATCGGGGTGTCTCCTGTACGAAGGTTGCTTGAGAACCATTTTTTTAATTACTATTAAAGTTTTTAAGTTATTTAAAGTTTCATAATAAAAGCGAGTGCGTAGTATGGTGGTAAAGTTGAAAAGGCAGACGCAATTCCGGTACTATCAACCGTTGATGTATGGCTATGCAATGCTGCAGATCCGGTACTTGCGACGTGTGTGTGAGTACCAACGCCATTAATACTAACTGGATGTGTATGACTACCACTATCGGTTAAATTGAAAGTGTGTGCATGTGAGCCATTCTGGGTAATAGCTATATTGTGTACATGTGTATTTTGAGCAAGTCCATAGTTGTGTTGATGATTAAAAGAACCGAAATATTGATAAGAACCAACAATATCAGGCTCACCTGGTGTCCAATCACTACTACGCCTTGTACCACCACAATCCTGTTTTAATAAAATACGATTGGTACTTACGTGTGTGTGTTGACCATTACCAGTGGTGTTGTTGCTGTGACTGTGGTTAGTTGTATAACTTGCACATGACACGGGATGTATATGCGAACCACCGCTGGCTGTTCCCACACCGTGAAGATGACTTCCCGCTTGCCCTGTAGCGATGGGGTGTGTGTGACTTCCCGCTTGCCCCGTAGAGACTGAGTGAACGTGATCTATTGCCGCTTGACTTGTACCAGTATGACCATGAGATGGCAAGTTTTCTAAAGCTAATGTTTTTGTCATACTACCCCCTGTAGTATTGATTGTGTAAGTAGTCCCAGATGATAGTACAAACCTATTTCTAAGATCCGGAGTACCATTTGTACCATTACAGATTCCCCAACCGTCGGGAATTGATGCTATACTACCACTCCAAATCATAATAGCACCCTGTGGTACAAATGCACTAACATTTGTGCCTATATTTACACCAGTTGTCTTTACATTACCAGCGACTTCAAGTCTTTCGGTTGGGTTTGCTATACCTATACCAACACGGCCGGCGAATGTTCGTATAAGAGTTGTAGGCATATCTAATAGTATAAGACATTATGTTTTTATAATAAATGCGAGAACGTAATAAGACGGTTTAATATCTTTAACTACACCACCACCTGTATTAGATGTGGTAAAAGTGTGTGTATGTGTTCCATTTTGATTTATGGTCACACCGTGATTGTGTAGCGAACCCGAAGCCAATGAAATTCCGTGTGCGTGAAGACCAGTCGATGCACAAGATATTGGGTGTATATGTAATCCATCCGACGCTGTGCTCAATGGATGTGTGTGAGCACCCCCCCCTGACCATCTTACATCGGGGTGACCGTGATTACCAGACGACCTACAATACTGATAATATGATCTTATATTTGGCTCACCACATGTATTATCTGAACGGTTAGTTGTATGGTTCCCTCTATACAATGCTATGCGGTTGGTACTAATATTGTGATTGTGTCCCCCCGTATAATTAGTGTTACCATTGTGTGCATGATTACCAGAATTAGCTGAAGTTGCTGTGTGACTATGATCCCCTGCAGATCCAGCGGACGTTGGGTGTGTATGATCAGCATTTGCACTGGTACTCCCAGGGTGATTGTGAAGTGCTGCACTCTGATTTGAAATTGGGTGTAAATGACTTCCATCCTGTGTTGTAGTAAAATCGTGTGTGTGTGGAGCCATTATGGTTGTTGATATTGTTTTGGTGTGAGAACCACCTGTAGTATTTACACTATATGTTGTGCCATAAGACAGTATAAATCTATCCTGTAAATTTGGTGTGTCATTTGAACCATCACACAATGCCCACCCCGTTGGAACACTAGCACCAGACCACATTATTATCAACCCAACTGGTGCAAATGCATTAGTTACACCATTGACAGTAAGATTTGTTGTTTTAATATTACCAAAACCACCGACTTCTAGATCGGTACTTGGATCCGTAATACCAATTCCAACTCGTCCATAAAATGATTGAATAACCTCTTCAGCCATCTTTATATTAAATCACAAAGTTTTTTTAATTATATTTTCATGATATAAACCAAAACATAATAACTTGGAATAATATTTAAGGCGGTTCCGTCGCCTGTACTTTGTGTCGTACCCGTGTGTTCGTGTAAATTTGCAGAAGCACATGAAATTGGGTGTAAATGACTCCCAGTCTGTCCCGTAGTTAAATTATGGGTGTGTGTAGATGCTGCCTGCACGTTGAAAGTGTGGGTGTGCGAACCAGCTGAAGATACAGTTAAAGTATGTAAATGATCACCACTGGCATTTGTACCAAAGTTATGATTATGCTGCCCTCTTGGCTGCCAGCGTTGGTATTGGCTTAGAATGTTTGGTTCGTGTGCATCATAGTTAGTTTCTCTTGGTGTGTTACCGCTATTGGCTGGTTGTAAAAGAGCTACACGATCGTTTGCTAAGCTGTGTGTATGATTATTACCATTACCATGTCTCGCGAGACCGTGATTGTGTGTATGATCACCCATTGAGATGGGGTGAGTGTGAAGTCCCGCGCTTCCAATTGGGGCGGCGTGTGAGTGAAGACCACCACTTTGAAAAGTAATTACGTGAGTATGATTACCACCCGGTTGTGTCTGTACTACGTGATTGTGACTCCCATCTTGTGATGTAGTAAATGTGTGCGTGTGACCGGGTAAATTATCACTTACTAAGCTTGTTGTGGTTGAACCACCTGTCTGCCCGGGGTTGTATGTGCTACCCGCACCAAGGATAAATCTATCTCTAAGATCTGGTGTTCCGTTCGCACCATCACATACAACCCACCCAGTTGGAGGTACAAGACTTTCCCACATTGCAATTGATCCACTTGGGAAAAATGAATTGGATACACCATTTACGGTGAGTGAATCTACTTTCAACGTCCCGCTTATATCAAGGGCAAACGAAGGATCTGGGTCAGTTATACCCATACCAACGGTACCTGGGAAAGTTTCAACTATCGTTGTCATTCTTTTATTAGTCAATAATTTTTTTAACTTATAAATACGTATAATTTAAAAAAATTAATATTTGAAGAATCTATTTATCAATTAATAACTAAATGCGGCTACTTCTGTTACATCTTCATCAATTGAACTTACACCACCTGATGAATTCGCTGAGATGTATTCTATGAAAATGTTATATTCACCATCTACATCTAATACTCCTGTTGGTATAATACCAACACGTGTTGGATTACAAACTACAAGAACACTCCATGGATTTGTGCTTGTTGGACCAAAAACACTAACTGTACCCGGAACTATATTAACACTTGGTGCTGATCCAGATTTGTTCCCACCACAACATTCAAATTTTATAGTGCTTATCTCTTCATCACTTTCAATCAATTGTGCAACCACCATAGCTGTGAATGAATAGTTTGTGAAATTTACATTGATGTAAGGTTGTGTTGCTGCAGAAATTGTACCACTGTAACTGTACGTTTTCTTTGCAACTGCATCTGAGTTTATGATTGTACCACCTGCGACGTGGAGTTTTGTAGATGGAGATGTTTCACCAATACCAAGGTTTCCACCTGAAAGTGTCATTTTGAAGGCATTGTCTTCCCTGAACTGTATGTTTTGCCCAGATGAACAGTTGATGAGTGTTTGACCATCCCCATTTTGAATTAGTGCGTAGTTTCCAGGACTCGCTCTATCGTAATGTGATATTCCACCCCAATCGGAATAACCTATATAACCCACCTTAGCTCTACCAATTATACCTGTTATATCCGTATCTGCAGCAACGCTCAAATTGTCAAAGGTTGCGTCCGCGGCGTAAATATCCCCAGAAACACCAACACCACCTGTGACTTTGAGAGCACCCGATGTTTTATTTGTAGCAGCTGTCGCATTAGTAACAGATGTCACACCATCAAAAGTGGCCGCAGCACCGTAAAGAGCTCCAGAAATACCTGTACCACCGGTTACAACAAGAGCACCGGATGTTTTGTTAGTAGCCGCTGTTCCATTAGTAACCGAAGTCACACCATCAAAAGTGGCCGCAGCACCGTAAAGAGCCCCAGAAATACCTGTACCACCGGTTACAACTAGAGCGCCATTGGTTTTACCCGTAGCAGCCGTTGCGTTAGTAATAGATGTCACACCATCAAAAGTAGCTGCAGCACCATAAAGCGCACCAGAAATACCGACACCACCAGCGACTATAAGCGAACCAGTTGTTTTATCAGTGGCAGCTGTTGTTCTATCCACGTTTAATGTTGCAACGTTTGATGTACCACGAACATCCAGAGAATACCCCGGGTTCTCATTTGCGGGTATATTTATACCAATATTTGATGTTGCAAACAAATTTGTTGTAAATGTATTACCGGTTATAGAAAGTGTTCTATTACCATATGCATTAATGTACGCATTTGCACCAACACTAAATGTGTGATCTGGAGATGTGTTAGCAATGCCTGTATTATATCCACTATCGTGTGCAGTTCTAAAGGCTAGGGATTGCACAACCCCCCCAATAACAACAGAACCCACACCTGGTACTGCACCGGGTCCTGCGCTGAATAAATTACCTATACTAAGACCACCGGGACCAAGTTTCATACCATGCGCATGAGCGTAACCAGTTATATTGGTATTTCCACCAATAACTGTATTCCCAGCTACACGTAATTCACTTGTTGTGGAGATGTTACCACTAACTTCCAAACCCCTTGAAACGGTTATATTTGAATTGAAATATGCATTACCTTGTGATACAATTAGGTCGCCACTTTCAATTGTTATTGTGTTTTGTACAACCACATTACCAATAACATCTAGGGTGAAGATGTTACTATCCTCAAGAATATGGTCATCCGAATAACCATTTTGTGTGTAACCCATGGAGAATGTATCCGTACCACCATGATGGATAAGACCAATGTTGTGTCCGGGGTGTTCAATTAGAATACCGGAATCTAAATCATGTGTCACCGCACCATTGGAAATGTTAATAATTCTATCACTCACGACAAGTTCTCCGGATGTGACTTCGAAAGAAGAACCAGAAATTATTACAGAACCATCGACTTCTAAATCTGCAGCAATAACAATTCTACCGTCAGCTTCTTGTCTTATGAAAGAATCCTTCAAGTATTTGGATGTGGAAACGTATGGTAAATATTTGCTTCCAAGACCCGCAATTGATACATTTGCACCAGCTTGAACGTTACCAGATGATATGACATTCCCACCATTTGTTACATGAAGACCTGTAACGCTTATCGCGTTTGAAACAACGTTGCCGGTATTTACAACATCGCTCAATGTTTGAAGCTTTGTTGGCAATTTCATTGGATCAATTTTCTTCATGTCGTTATTGGCTGTATTGACATACACGTAATTCACAGTTGCATTACTTGTAACAATATTGGCATTTGGAATATCATTTGAACGACCAATACCTGTCACTGTCACTCGACCAGAAGATTCATGCACCCTAGAACAAATACCAACGTTTTGAATTTTATCAACATTACCGGCAATACCATATGGTTTGACATTTGAAAGCATACCCGCATACACATTACTTACGTATAGTGTTTCGCCTTCCAAAAATTGAGATGTGTTGAATGCTTGGGATTTACCAAATGTAGTCGCGTGACCCTCGCCACCGGGTGCAATAGAAGTTTCCCAAACGAGACCAATACAAGGCATCTTATCCGGATCCCTAGCATCTGCGAGACCAACTTCTACAATGTTTGCATTGTGTTGCTGAATGATATACACCGCATTACCCGCGTAAATTGTATCTGCAGATGCGTTATAAATATTGAGGAATGTTTGTCCGGGGTAATCATTTATCCATTCCTCTGTATCTTGGTATATGAGATACTGTGATTCCAAAGGTGTTTGAACTGTCACATTATTAAGTTGATCCAATTTAACTTCAACATTTGATGTGAGATCCGTGACAAACGCGGTATGAGCATTTGTGAAATGCAGAGTATTTGATGTGACATTTGAATGATCAGTGACTACTTGGAGGGTTACGTTCGAAAGATGGCCACCGTCTCCATAGTATTTATTAGCCGAAATGTCACGTGTTGCCACAACATTTCCAGTTACATAGTTGTTACCTTCAATTTCAATGTCTTTAGATAAATACACATTTCCAGTCACATTTAATTGGTCAGTGACATTGACGTTACCAGTTACATACGCATTACCCGTTAAAAGTAAGTCTTTGTAAGCATTAACATTACCATCAATGTAGGCGTTGCCAGTAATTTCAATATCTTTGGATAAATATACATTTCCAGTGATATTCAATTGATCAGACACATTAACATTTCCGGTTACATACGTATTCCCAGTAACTAAAAGATCCTTTTTCAATATTGCATTACTTGTGACATTTAAGTTTTTTGTTACATTAAGATTGGAAGAACCAAAAACATTACCTGTTATAAGAAGATCTTTATAAGTATATACATTTAAATCTACGTGTAACTGTCTGTCAATGAATACATTTTTTGTTGCATAAACATTTCCACTTATAGTAAGATCTTTGTAAAGGAGTGTATTTCCAGTTACATGTAATCCTTGGTAAAGATGTGTATTTCCACCCGCATATAAATTTCCAGTTATTGACATATCTCGTTTTGCAAATACATTGTTTGTCACATTTAGAATTTTCGCGATATTTGTATTTCCAGATATATATGTATTACCAGTTATTTCAAGATCCTTTTCCATATAGACATTTCCAATTGCAGTCAATTCTGTGTCTATTGTAACATTTCCAGATACATAAGTATTACCAGTTATCAATAAATCTTGATAGCCTATGATATTACCAGTTGTATAAGTGTTTCCACTCACAGTCAAATCTCGACTCATGTGAGTATTATTTTCAACGTGAAGTTCATTTCCAATGTGTGTATTGTTACCAATTGTTAAAACATTTGACACGTCTGTTGAACCTGTAACAACTAATACATTTGTTGATAAATCATCCACATATAAATTTGAACCTACATCTAAAGTGTGGATTGGGTTTGTATTTACTACACCTAAACTTTCTTCTGTAAATAATTGACCATAAACATGAACATTCATCGATTTGTTAAGATCATTAACGGGTACAATGTTTGTATCTGTAGAGGCATTCGATGTAAATCCCAACATTATTTCTTGGTTTTCTTCATTGAACACAAATGCAACATTTGATTTTCCTTCTGGTCTATGTAAAAGAAGACCCAAATCTAATTGAGTTACTGGACTATCATTATTTTGACCAAGTTCTAATATTGGATCTTTTACCACGATGTTTTCAACTTGAAAGACTGTGGTTGTACCATTTACATGAAGATTTCCATCAATTACAACATTCCCTCTAAAATCACTATCTCCTATAATAGTGAGAAGATTCGCAGTTGTACTTGTATCATCAATAAAAACATTTGAACCAACGCTGAGTGTGTAATCGCTCGTGGGTGTAAGGTTGGCTATACCAACACTATTCGCAGTCAGTAAACTGAGTTTGTTATTTAAATCTACACCTGCAAAAACCGAAGTATTCGCGGTTACATTACCTTTTAGGGTAGCCCCTTGTAAAGTTGTTTCAATAATATCTGTCGCAGCTTCACCAGATTCTGTGATTTCTTTAGTACGTTTATTGTACATGAGAAGCACAATACTTTTATCGGTATAATCCGTTCTAAAACGAATTGGTGACAAATACAATGAACCTGGCACATTTGCATTGATGTGGGCATTACTTGCATTGAAGACAATGGTATTTTCCGCCTGATCTTCAAGGCAATTCTTACCGTACCTCAACCTGGTAGATCTTTCAATCGTTGGTAAGTTCTTGACCATTTATATAGTATGGCAAATTAATTTGCGTAGAGTAGCCCCGCCATACCATTTTGTATGCGAAGTATGTTATAATTAACGGCGTATATGGGGTGTTCGATTATTAGATTTTCACTAAATATTTTGGCTGATTCAATTCGACTAAAATTAAGAGTTCCAGTTGGTTGCAAAGAGCTTGTCATTAAACAAAAACAGTAAAGGAAGAAATCGGGTGATACAACAAAATTTGTATGATAGTAATTTTGGACATCCATAAAATGTGGCCTACACCATCTATAGTTTGAAAGATCTACACCATTTATAGCAAGTTTGATTCGATTAGTTGGTGATGTAAGAGCGCCTTCAGTTGTAGTATCTATAGACGCAATGTATTTGACTGGGTGATTAAATGTGAGGTCTTGAACGAGTTCACCACTTGGTTCATTTTTTTGGACTTGTGTGATAAGAAGATCATGTTTTCGTGACGCAATGTTTCCGCGTTCTTCATTATCTAAAAAGTAATAATTTGAATATACTTCAACATTGTAGTCTTTTGCATCAACACCCCAATAAATCCTAAGTTCAACATCGTGATAATTAAGTGCAACAAGGGGTAATGCGCATTGGGGTCCTTCACAAAAGAAAAATCGAAGGGGGTAGAAGAATGATTTTGCGCTCACACCGGGGTGAGTACCAATAGAACTTCGAGATACATTTTGAGCAAATGTATCAATCGCAATTCTTTCAGAAAACTCGCTATCTTGTGTATCTATAACACATCCACCAATTAGAAGTTCTACTTTATCGATTATAGTGTTCCAATACAACATATCTTTTGATTCTGTTGTATCATCAATTGTAATGTAAGTGTAGCCAAGTAAATCACCAGCTCGCTCGATTTTAACACTTGACATACCAGAGCTTTTCACATCTCCACGTAAAGTTTGTTTTTCAATGGACTGTGAAAAATTCGAATGCCTTTTGAAGGTCGAATTAAAAAACGATATCTCCGGATTTCCAATGATATATTCATCCTGGGCACCTAAACACACGAGTTGAACAATACCGGAAGACATGTTATATACTACTTTAATATAAGAAAATTACAAGTTTGGTTTTCTACACACAAATTTAAGAACTAGGAAATTATCACCATCATCTGTTGAATTTTTAATGGTATCACCGCGTTGATCGCGAATTGTTACTGTGAGACGATCAATTTGCTTGATTGGATTGATATATTGTGTAACAAGTGGGTAGTCGTCTTTGAACGTAATAAGTGAATTTCCACCTACGTGGTCCGCATCACTTGTGATAATACTCGCAAAAGAGCTTCTTAGCATACTTAAATGACCTTGTCCAGTTAGAACATTTGAAGCTCTGTCGGAGAATATAGAATCGAGTTCTTTTATAGAAACATAACAATGTTCCGTTGAAACGTTTGAATGAATATGAGCTGCGAGGAGTCTCGCCTGAACTACATTACGCAATGGTTGTTGAAGAAATACAGAAAATGTATTAGAGCTATCCTGCCCCACACTATCAATGGTGATTGTGTGATACTCATAGTTGAGATCTGGAACCTGAGTGGGTGAAGTAATCAACGCCATTTAATAGTAGCTCAGATTAAAGATCCGCCAATTCCTTCATCGATGGAATAGCTCGCGAGCTCGCTGACCAACTTTCCAGCACCACAAAGACCACCTGGGGTCAAGGCCTTTGTGTATGGACTATCTTCTTTACCAGAACCTGGGGTGCATTCGAGTTTGTTGTCAAGATCAAAAATGGAACTTTCAGAAACTGGCTTGACAACAATTGGTCTGGGCTGGTATCCACTTCGGATGGCGGTCAATACAAAGATGATTGCCAATAAAACCATGATGGTGGTGATCGCATTGCGGTTGGCTTGGTTAAGCTTGAACATTTATAATGTATATACATATTTTTTCTAAAGTGCGTTAAAGGTAATTTAATAGTTTCCTATTAGAGAGTAGATGGACGAAGAAATTGTCTTAGATCGAGGAAGTGCCAATGTCATGAAACTTGACGCCGATGAACAGGCTTTGATGGATGAAATTGAAATTTCAGTTCCAAGACCTCAGCCCGTGAAACGACCACAACAATCTACATATAGACCCCCACCCTCAATGGGAGTTCCACAAGAGGCGATGGATGCTTTTGTTAATCCCAACAAACAAAGTGCTCCACCACCTATGAGCTCAAATGAAGAAATTGATTATGGTGAAGATGAACCAATGTTCTATGATGACGACGAACCAATGGGTGATGGATTACAGCAAGATGAACAGCCTTCTAAGGGATATTCTTCAGTGGATGAGGAAAAGAGTGATCTTCTTAACAAATTGGGTCGTCTTGAAAAGAAGGGTTTTGCTGTGAATAAGAGACTTAACGCTTACTCTAATGTTGAAGATCTTCGCACCGAAGTAAAGAGAATTACCTACAGTATCGATGTCGAACAATCAATCCGTTTTAGTCGGCGTATGTTAGTCGCCTGTGTTACAGGACTTGAATTCCTTAACAAGCGTTACAATCCATTTGAGGTTCAGCTCGAAGGATGGAGTGAATCGGTTATGGAAAATGTGGATGACTATGACGGAGTATTCGAAGAATTGTATGTGAAATATAGATCCAAGGTTGCCGTTGCTCCAGAAATCAAGCTCATCATGATGCTTGGTGGCTCAGCGATGATGTTCCATTTGACAAATAGTATGTTTAAAACGGCTTTACCAAATATGAACGATGTATTGAAGCAGAACCCAGATCTTGTAAAGAACATGATGGCGGCGGTTCAAAACACTACACGCAGTCCAGATCAACCAGGTGTCGATGCACCAGTTGGTGGCACTGGTCAGTATGAAATGAAGGGACCCGGTGTTGATATTTCTAGTTTGATGGGTGGAATTATGATGCCACCACCACCAATGAATACTTCACCCCAAACAATTGCAACGCAACAAGTTGAAGACGATGACGACGATGTTTCTGATATTGTTTCAATTTCAGGTGAATCAACTGGCGGTGAAGTAAAAGAGGTTAATGTGACCGGCACATCCAAACCAAAAAAGACCAGAAGAAAAAAGAAGACGGAAATTAATCTCTAATTACAATATAAATGATAGGCTATTGTCCTTTGGAGGAGCTTGAGCCTCCTGTTAAACGTCAAGAACAGGACGTCAAACCAAAGACCGAGGCTGCAAATAGTTTGGTGGCACTCGAAGAAACTGAATGTAATTACGTCGTCATGGCTTTCATTGTCGGCGTAGTTGTCTTAGCCGTCTCTGATTCCATCAGGGCGTAATTTAAATCAAACTAAATCTACCTTTGGGTTTTCCCCATTCAGGTAAAATTAGTAATCGTATGCATATACTTCGTATGTATCACCGTCTCTGGTTATCCTCTCTAGACCACCATTAAGAACAGTGTTACCAATTACTTTGACATATACATCATACGAATATACGCGTGTATTATCTATATTATATGGTACGATTGTTACTTTTGAACCGGTAGTTACTACTTCTGGATCCCATGGGAATGCACTACTTAGACCAAATACATTCTTTGTACCGATAGCTATTGCATTTGAACACGGAAATTCCGGTTCTGAACTACCACCCGAAAGTTCTAATACCATCGTACTTATGTTGTGGTGACCAGTCAGTGTTTCGCGAAGTATAGCTTTGACTTTTGCATAAAAAGCACCAGGTCTAAAGTGTAAAGTAATATCTTTTGCAAGACCGTCGGCAATACTAAATGTTCTCGAATATCTCTTACATGCAACTTGATCGGTATTTGTGATAACACCACCATTTACATGAAGATTTGTGTTTGCTCCCGCACCAGCCAAGTTAATAGCAACTTGATTACCAAGTTCGAATTCACCCGAGAATGTAATATCACCTGTAATGTTCAAATCCCCCTCAATTTTACAGTGAGTTCCAGTTGGGTTAATATGAACGTTACCCGTATTTGTGCAGTAAATATTTGATACACCATGATCCGTTTTGAATTCAAGGGCTACATTTGAGTCAGCTCCAACTTCCATGCGTTGAGCAGCCACAGTCTTGGAAGTAAGGGGGCTGTATATGTGAAATGTCTTAGCCGGGGTTGTTGTACCAATTCCGACATTACTTGAACTTGTAAAAGTCATCACATCTGCGTCACCGGTTACTGGATTTTGAACACCTATCCTAAGACCCGATGTGTTATTTACGCGTTCTCTCCATCCTTTAATATGACCACCATAACCATCAGTTTTATAAATATTAAAAGCGGAATATCCATAGCCGGATGAGGGGCCAGGTGATTCCAACTTTAACATGTCCAGGTCACCAGTGTGACCACTATAGACATGTACGTTTGCATTAATGGTACTTGTACCTATACCAACAGCCCCATGATTTTTAAAGCGTATTCTTTCACTACCATTCTCTCTAAATACTAAATCTCTATTTTCATCATTATCAATAACATTAATGTTACCAGTTTCGGCCGATGACATAAACATACCGGTAGTTGAAATTCTCTGTTCAAGGGGTACCAAAATTTCACCATTTACGTATAACTTTGTATCTGTGGTTACCTGATCTTCATTTGGTGCAGCTATAAGAACACGTCTATTACCAGTAATTTGCATCACTGGAATTGGATTAAATACATCAGTGATAGCATTATCATCCAATATAGAATCAAGTTCTGTCTGATCTAAACCAGTTGTTGTTGTAAATGTTTGGAATACATGCCTACCCGCAACGTGTCTAATTTGATCTGGACCAGCGAATTCTTGAAGTACGGAATCGTTACCCTTAAATATAAATAGTTCTGATCGACCCGTTTCATCGTATTGTCTTTCTCTTAAAAATGTATGGGAAAGACCTGCATTATCGGAGACAACCCCACCAAATCTAATGTCATTTTCGACTTGAAGATCACCCAATACATGAAGCTTTGCATTTGTTTGATCCGTACCAATACCAACATTACTAGATACCCCATCAATGAAAAGAGCTGTATGATAAACATTCGATACCGCATATACATTGTTTGTGATTCTAAAATCACGATCACCAGTTTTATTATCTGTACCAACTGCCCAACCTGTATAGCTATTTACACCATCATATACAACGTATGAAGAAAATGCGTCACCAGAATCTTCACGTACTTGTGCTGTCATGATAGCATCTTTATCTGGTATAGTGTCATTGTCATTATAAACGAGTAATCCATTTGTATCTGGGTTATAACCACCCGAAGCTCTTACTTCAAGCTTACCCGTAGGTGTATGCGTACCTACACCAACTTTACCATCACTTCGTAAAGTCATGATATTTACAGAGTCATAACTGCCATGTGCCAAATCAAAATCCATGCGAGTTCTTGAACCACCTTCTTCGAATCTACCAAGTTTTATAGAAGATTTTGCCCCGAAACCGCTTGTAGATTCTCTACAAAAGTGTGTAACTGTTTTTAGGTCATTTACAACGCTAATTGAATCGCGGTTTGTTACTACAAGGGGTGACAATGTATGGTCAAAGTTGTTGTTATTTGCAACTTGTTTATTTACAAATATGGTACCACCAGACGTTTGGATAAGACCTTCTGGTTGTGTGGTACCAAAACCAACATTACCCGAATCAACAATAGTCATTTTTGCACTACCGGGTATTCCTGTGGATGATACCGCGAAGTTCAAACCTTTACCACTAGCACCAATTACATCAATGAATGCATCGCCATTATTTGGCCTAGCAAATATTCTCATAGATGTATGGTTTGCAACACCCCATGTGTTACCAAACGTAATTGTGTTTGAATAGTTAATTCTCACCGGTGCTGCAATTGTCACAGTTTCGGCGGGAGATGTATTTTGAATAGCAACATTACCATGAGCGGTTATGCGCATGCGTTCAGTATTTTTGGTCTTAAATATGATACTTTGATGATTTCGATCCAATGATGACGAGTTAATTTCAATAGCAGAAACATTTGAAGCTCTAGTACCGGATTTTAAGATAAGAGCGTTTGATTCATCATTGTCTCCACTCGAATCATTCGCGTGAATGATGAGTTGTCCGTCGGATTTAATGTATCTTGTTTCATCCAGAGCTGTACCTGGACCACCAATGCGAAGATCACCAGTTATTCTAGCAAAATCGGCAAGTAGATTTGAAGTGTATGTATTACCATAGACATACCATGTATTACCACTTTCTAGGTTTGAGGTAATTTGAGTTCCAATAGCAAATGTATCTTGTGGATTTGTATTGGCTATACCAGAATTCCATGGTGTCTCACCACTTGTTCGAAGGCCTTTACCTTGAAAATTGCCCGAAAGATTAATAATAGCCGCACTTGGATCTGCAACACCTGCGGGGTTCAATGTTACCGCAGTTCCAACTTGAAGACCTAAAGGACCCAATTTAAGACCCTTTGTGTAAGTAAAACCATTTACTTCCAAAACATTTGAACCGGTGTCATGTACAAACAAATTTGAACCAACATCAAGATCGTGTATTGGATTTACATTAGCTACACCAACACTATTGGAGGTGTAGATATCACCATATACATGAAGATTTACAGTTTCATCATCTTTAATTGAAAGTGTGGACGTAAATCCTTCGACAGATTCATTAGTTCTCCCTATGACAAATTCTTGTGTGCCTGCACCCTGGTAACCAAACACAAGATTTGATTTTGTTTCTTCATTTTCATTCATAATAAAACCCATATCTCTTGAACCATCATTTCCTACACCCATCTGTATTACTGTGTTAGCGACAACAAGGTTCTCAATAAGTGTATATTCCCCAAGCTCTGACACCAATACATTGCCAAAAACAACTAAGTTTCCGGTGAGTTGGAAGTCACCTTGTGACATCTGAACGTTACCTTGAAGTGACAACACATTTGCACCATAACCGTCAAAATGTACATTTGGACCAACGTCCAGATTATGTACAACTGATACATTATGACTATAAGTATTACCAAGGACAGTAACAAGATTTGAAGCAATATTTTTTATCACAACATTTGGATTTATAGACGCCGTTGACAACACATCTTTAACAATTACATTTCCAGATAATGTATTACCATTAACTGTTAATAAATCACGACCGTTAATATCTATGAATAATTTATCTGTAACCTGAAAAGCTTTTGTTGGATTCGTGGTACCAACTGCGAGCTGACTATCTACAAACATACGTTCCGCTTTTGAACGACCTTTTACATCTACAACGATTGTATCATTTTCATCCATAAAAACTTTTTCACCAACTGTGAAGTTTTTACTGGGATTGGTGTTCGCGATACCGAAGCGTGTGACGGAAATTTCATCCGCTTCGATTTCCCCTGTTATAATACTTTTAACAGTACTAAGTACTTCTTCTTCTACGGGCTGAGCATCGAGGTTTGCTACATATACCTGATCGAACCGAACAGTTCTACCCATTATACGTTAACTATCGAAATTAATTACCAAACAAAATTCCACCCAAACCATCCCTGATTCGGAACACGTTATAGTTAAGAGCATGTACTCTTATGGGTTGATTTGAATCTCTGAGACTACCCTTTTCTGCACCCCTGATACGTATTTTGGCACTGTCTATACGTGAAAAATTACATGTGCCAGATGGATTATAATCGGACGCGTTTAAGCAGAAATGATAACAGAAAAAACGGGTGTACATTAGATCTTGGGTACTTGTTTGAAAATCCGAGACACCATATTTAGATTTGTAATAATTTTGAATTGTATGGAAATACATTGCTGACATATTTTCTAATATGGGTGTTCCATTTATGTAAATGTCCGCAGATTTAAAACTGAAACGATCATTTGTTGGATCTGTATGAGCTGCATTGAACCCAAAAAACAGTGATTTTACTGGATGGTTAAAAGTGGAAATATCCAAGTCGTTATTACCACCAACTGTATTTACTTCGTTATCTACTACAGTTTCTAATGGCAATTCAATTGTCTGAAGTTGTGTAATTACCAGGTCTAACTGCCTCTTTACAAGAGACTCTCGTTCTTCTTTGTCTAAATATATGAAATTTCCATAAACTTTTATTTGTCTGTTTGTTTCTGCAAATTCATCTATACTACTCGGTTTAAAATTCACTCTTATTTCCACCTGGTGATGTGCAAGCGCTATAAGTGGTAAAAATCCTCCATGATCACAGAAGAAGAAGTGAAGAGGTAAAAAGTCTTTGTTTGATACAGATGTCTTATTTGTAAGCTCTTCAGCTTTTGTCCATGTATCTGCTAAATAATTTGGCCAGATTTCACTGAAATATTCATAAGGTTGAGAATCAACTTTTTGACCACCTATAAAGAGATCAACTGTTGATTCGTACATGAGATTTGATGATACATTATTACCTTCAAACCACAAACCATTTATTAAATCCCCCAATACTGGTACGGTTATGGTGTAATCTTTATCGCTGATAGTTTTTATGAATTTTGGAGCTTGTGAAAAATTGGTGTGGCGAGTGAATTTTGAACGGAAAAATGAATGTCCTTCGTCACTTGAGAGATAAACATCTTGAACTCCTTTAGACACGAGTTGAATTAATGCACCAGACATTTAATTATTATTCAGATTATAAAAATAGACACTTTCCCTGAGGGAACTCACTCTTCTTTTCTTCTTCTACCTTCCCATGTATTTTGAAACCCCCTTGGCGATACACCTTCATTCGCTTGTAATACATAGCTGTAAATAGAGACCATGGATCATGAATATCGTAAATGTGGGGATTATTCTTTTTACCTTTGGTTTCTCTCATGATTCTTCCAATACTTTGTGTAATATCAGACTTAGGTGAGGCCAAAATAACCGTATCTAGGGTTGGAATATCTAAACCCTCGTGAGCTTGACTGAACGTAGCAAAAATAATCTTTTTCTTGGATGAAGCCTGAAGATCAGCTTCTTTCATACCGCCCATGTAGAGTCCTGAAGTTTTTGGGAAGCATTGATGAAGCATTTCACAATGCCATCTACGATCACTCAAAACAAGAAGCTGTCTTGTACCCGCAGAAGCCTTCTTAATGAGTTCTACAAGCATTTGATTTCTCTTCCGATCTTCGACAACCTCTGTAATCATGTTTGGCATTGACACCTTTCCAAATCTTGTTGAGGGTGGTGGATTTCTATAGTTGAATGATTCATATGTTATTGGAAAAACCTCAACTTGTTCTTGATTTTTACGCTCAACCGCAAAGAACGTCGGTCCCATAAACCAATGAAGAACTTTTGTGAGACCATCTTTTCTTTCGGGTGTTGCAGACAGACCGAAGATATGTTTGGGACACATTTTGAAGAGGGACTGGGAAAACACCTTTGCGCAAATGTGATGGGCTTCATCCACAATTAAAGTTCCAATGGAATCAAAGTCACTAAAAGAATACTCTTTGAGGGAAAGTGATTGAAGCATGGCAATAACAAAATCACAATCAGTCTCCTTTTTGTCCTGTTGAACTATACCAATTGTAGCACCCGGACAGAACTGTTGAATTCTTTCTTTCCACTGGTCTGCCAGGAATTGTTTATGCACAACAATCATTGTGCGATATCCCAACTTACACGCTATTGCCAGGGATACGGTGGTCTTTCCATACCCGCATGGGAGCGAGAGAACCCCATGACCCGCACTAATAGCTGCAGCAAGAGCCTCGTTCTGATGGGTTGCATCTCGCAATTGCCCGACGAATTTTGCATTTGACCTGGCTGGCTCAGGGCGTCGGTCTTCCTTTGGTTGTCCCACCTTAGTAGTTCCGTAGAATCTTGGAACGCACACTCCATTCTTAGCTGTTCTAAAAACTTTGAAAGGTGGTGGAGGGAATCCATAGTCACTATTGACTTGTGGTCTTACCGTAAGCTCCTTTTTAATTTCTTGGATTGGTCCCTCGGTAATGAGATATCCAGTCCGTGTAAGCATATTTAATTACTTAAAGATTGAAAACTTTATGTCAATATAATACACATGTCTGGTGCTCAAAATATTATAAATATTAATACCGAAATTTCAAAGTATCGTCGTGAAATCAGAGAATATCTTGAAGAGCTTAAGCGCATGAAGGAGAGATCTGAACTTATGGTCAAGTACATTCACGAAAATAACGGAAAGATTCAGGTATTGCAACGAATTAAGGAGCAGGGTGTTGATAAAATTCTTGTTCAAGGAGACCAAACACCAACACCAACACCAACACCAGGAATTAATACTCCCAGAGCTGGTGAGAATCTAAATGAAGAACCTGATCACCTTCACTACGAGGACGTCCACGAACATCATCACCATGAGAAACACGGGGACTGCAATTGCCCACCCGGTGAGGACTGCAATTGCAACGAAGATGCTGGAGACATCAAGTGGGATGAATCCGGTGATGCTCCAATTGTTCCACTAAAGGATCTTTACTCTCAATTTACTGCGATGTAATCTAATTTCCAAGAATATCCACTATATTCTCCAACGTTCCAAACACCCATAAAATTGATATCAATTTCTATTTCATCATCCTTTATAAGAGACTGCACAGGTTTTCCTTCAACCTTACACATCACTCTCCTATACCGGAATGGAACTTTTATTGTTAGAATTCGACCATCGAGAGGGTTATCAATGCGATTATTCTTTATGAGATGAGCTTTATTTGCTTGCATACGTTTTATGATTTCACAACAATTTTCAGGAATGACCACACGAATATACTTTTTGTCATTGTGGTCATACATGGGTTGATAAACTTTTGCTATGAACTTCATTGGTCTCTATTCTTATAAAGTAAAATTAAAACTATAAGTGTCACAATTAAAATTGAAAGAACTTGTGTAACTAAAAGGGGTTGCATAGGTGGTCTAGTTCCAAATGTTTGGTGTGCAAATGATCTAGAAACTTCTACCGCCGCTTCAATACTCGAGTAAGGTGTTTTTCTTGGTGACATCATTCCACAAAGTGCTATATTTGGAGAGTTTCCAAAAAATGGAACTTGGCCATACAAACTTAATACACCGGACGATTGACTAAATTCCCATCTTTTATTTTCTTCATTCCATTTTGCACCCCAACCAAAACGAATAGCTTTTGGTAATGGAACTTTTAAATTCATAAGAACTTGATTTCTAATTGTTTCTGGGTCTGAAGTAAGGATTTCTTCGGTAAGATCGCATATGACACACGAAACAGTTTTACCATCTGAGAGTACAACCGGTTGGAGATTCCATTTTGTTTTTGATGCAATTATAAGATCGTCTTCAAGAGTTACAGGTTCATTGAAATCAAGGATTACATTTATACACCCATAAGTACCTTGTCTAATTTTTTTGGTCGCATCTTCTCCCCAATTATCTCCAATTAATTTCAAGGCCGGGCTATTGTCTATACACAAAACCAACACACCTTTGTCAATCACTGTATCATCTGTAAATTTTGCACTAAATCCATCTTCAAGATATTCAATTTCCTCAATTTCTTTTTCAAAAATAAATTCAACACCTTCATTTTCCAATGCTTTTTGCATTGCATCGGACATAACTTTACCAGATACACGTTGTGTATATTGTGAAGATAAACCAACGTGGTCAAAACTTTTAACAAATTCATATGCAGACATTACATCCCATGTAACACCATCCATTATTAATGGAAGGTGTTCCACGAACTTCTGGCCGTCTTCACTCAGTGGTCCAATTGATTCTTTCAAAGAAACTCCTTTGTATTCATTTGGTGTCAATAATACTCGAGTAGCCAAAGAGATGAGAGCTCCATAATCTTTATGATTTAAAGAACGAAACATAAAACCGTAAATATCTTTTTTAACTGGTTCAAAAACATCGTTCCATTTGATACCCATTTCATCGAATAAACTTCTAGTATTCACGAAAGCCTTGTCGAATACGATACGATGTGCGTGGAGGTCTCGAACTTTTTCGTCTGGTTCCCACCAAGAACCTCCCGCAGATATCTTTTTATCATATATTGTGATTTCGTGATTACCTAATTTTGATAGCTCCCAAGCTAGCGACATACCAGTTGGGCCAGCACCAATAATGTGAATCTTCATTCTACTTTTACATTACATTTTTAAATCAAACCAGATTCCTTGCGCTCCTCTGGTGTCTTGAGAGCGTACATGACTGACAAGAAGATCACAGTGGAGATGAGAGCATACTCAATGTCTTGAGTCGCACTGAAAGCAATCAACATGATAGAGAAGAATCTGAAAGTCTTGCTGTTGAAGGCAGTCTTAAGATTCTTTGGAATCTTGATAGCGTTACCAGAGAACAAACCTTGGTACAAGATGATGAGGGTGAAGAGGATAGGTTGTGTCTTAATGACAGCTTCAGTTGGGTTACTGATTGGTCCAAGGAAGTTTGAGAACTTTTTCATTTATAGTAACCTAAGATATTTTATGACAGTTAAAAAATAAAAAGTATCCATACAGTAGGATGCTATGCGTCGCCAGTCACAAACCAATAGGTAAAGTCTCGGCACCAAGTCAAAAAGCGAAAACTTGGAAGTTTGCCGCCAAATTTATTTGGAAAAAGACTTTTGTAAAAAATAAAGTTGAACTGGGTCAATGGACAAAGGATGAAC